CGTAGATGAATAACCGCCTTCGGACATTTCTGCAAACGCATCGGTGGAGGAGGTGTAATCAAGAGCCATGAGATTGAGGGAGGGTGATTAGCCCTCCCTCTTTAGTACACCGTTTAGGTGCTTACGGCATCAATGAGCGCGTTCTGTGCATGGCGCGGAATGAACCGGGCGGTCACAGCAACATTGGTCACGGTGGTTTCAGCGGTGGGCGTCAACACAACGCGGCAAGCATGAGCCTGTGCAACGGCGGGATCAACGTAAATGAGCAGGCGTTTCCCGTCACCCGTATTGGGCAGAGCGACGCCCGCACTGGTCGCGGCGGTGATAGCGCCGAGGGTGTCAGTGCCAACCGCTCCAGACAGGCGATAGTTGAAGGCAATTGCCGTGTCGGTGTCGGTGGAAATACCGCCCGTTGAAGTAACGGCGGTTACGATCACTTCGCCAGTCGAGTCGGTTGAAGTCACGACGCCAAAGAACACGTCAAACTCCAACTGTCCCTGGCCGATTTTCGCCATTTCAACGTAGGCCGACCCCGTAGCCGTAGCCACGATGTTAACCGGCGCGAGCAGGCCGATGGATTGGATTTCTTCGCCAAAGTTGATTTTCATGTCAACCTCCTATGACGTGCTGGCGGACAGGGTGACGAACGGGCTTCGGGTCGTCGCCGTTCCCTTGTAGGGGGTGATGGACGAACCGAGAGCGGTTTGTCCGTCATAGCGGGCGACGAAGCGGAACGCGGTCTGGTCGGTGACGAACTGGACATGGATCGAGGACGCGGATTCAATCGCGCCCTTTTCCCAATACAGGTACTCGCCGAAGTCCGCAAACAGAATGTCGCCAGCCGTGCCTAGAGCCGCATTGAATTCGGTTTCCACAACTGGGCGGCCGTAAATCTGCATCACGCCACTCTCGGTGTAGCCGATGTAGGGCGAGAGAACAGAGGTCGTCCCGGTGAAGTAAATCGCATCCAACTGGGGATGGGCTTCGCCGTTGATGTACCACTTACCACGCGCCTTCGAGCGGGAACTCACGCGCGCCCACATGTTGACGAGATCGGCATGTGAAATCTCGGTCGTCGCGGCGCGGGCGACGGAAATCAGGGCGGGCGAATTCAGCACACCCACCGGACGATCACCGCCAACGCCGTTCATGATATCGTCGTTAATCATGAAGTTCAATTCTTCAACGCTGGACTGATTGATAATCGCAGACATCAGCGCAGAGTCGGCCAGGATTTCATCGGTGGTATATTGCAAAACGGCGACTTTGTGAAGTTCCCAGTTGATCTTGCGGAACTTGGGCTGTGAAGCAGTCTTGGTCGCGGCCTCAGCCATGTGATAGCCCTGCACGCCGCCCCAGCGCGAACCAGTTGCGCGGGAAGTTTCGTCAATGCCGGGAATCCAGCCGCTGTTTGAGTTTGGACCGACGGGCAGAACCTGAACGTCCTTTGACAAGACGCCTTCATCGTGGACAGGCTTCAAAAACATCGGGGTCAAAGTCGGTTCGAGCAGGAACTCGCCCTGCGAGGGGACGGCTTCGTTCGAGCCAAGCGCGGCCTTGTAAGCGCGTTCCAGTGCCTTCTCGTCGCCCGCGCTGGTCGCGGCGGCAATCGAAAGCGCGTGCAAACCGCGCAAGCGGTCGTGTTGAACGCCCTTGCGGACGTACGCGGCGATAGCGCAGGCGTGTTCGCCAACGCTTTTGAAAGGACGGTCGGCGGGATCAGACGTAACTTCAACCTGCGCGACGTCCTTTTGCAATTCGGGCAAGGCCTTGAGGGCCTCGTCCACCGCCGATTTCGCGGCGGTTGCGGCCTCTGCCTTGACGACGCCAACCAGGGCGGTTTGCTGTTCGTTAAACATGGCCTTCATCTCTTCTTTTTCCATTTTGGATTTCTCCTGTAGAGATTTTTCGGATACGACAGTAACAATTTCATTCCCGTCCTTCGCAGTACCGGCCATGTCCGTTTCCGCTGGGGGCGTTTCTGATAATGTGATATGCAGGGCTTTCATTGCCTGCAATTGATTCCCCGTTAGCATACGGGGTTCCATCGGGTTAACGGTGAGCGTGTCGCGTTTCAGCGGCCATTTGGTAATCTCGCCGTTTGCTTTTTTCTCAATCCCTTTTTGAATGGGTTCGGTTGAATTTCCAACCAGCCCCGCCTCAATCAGTTCTTCGAGCCACTGGACGTACTTCGAGCGGCGATTTAGCACGCGTTCCACAAACCAGCCGTGCTCATCCTTCTTTGCGGTTTTCCAGTCCACGTAGCCAAGCACTTCGTCCTGGTCGAGTCCTTCGCCTTCCGGGTCGCGGCCATGCTCCCAATCCACGTACAGCTGACCGGACTTTAGATAGGTACTTTCAAGGTCAACCTCGGGCGAGAAATATTCGCCGCGTGTCCCGTCCTGATTTTTGCGGGGACTGCCCAGCCCCTCCAGGTCGCGCCCGCCAAACAGAACGATGTAATTTGCAATGCGTAGGGCGTCATCGGTTTTTGAAATGGCTTTGAGGAAGTTGGATTTTTCTTGGTAAACTTCCTCAACCTCAACCCACTGATCGCGCGGGACAAAGACAAATTTATCGCCTTCCTGCGAGTAGGGTACTTTGTACTTTTTCTCCCCCTCGCAGACAATCACATAATCAACAAAAACCTCATCCACGTATCCGCTCACCATCACCTCGGCAGGCATTGCCATATCGGGAGAGGGAAATTGATTGTAAAATTCCCTGTGAACGTTTTCCAGTTTTTCGGACAGGCTATCATCCGCCTTCATAGCCTTGCCCTGTTTCCACATGGACATACACGCGGCGACAGCCTGGTCGTTCTTGCGCCCCTCGCTTTCCATTTGCGGAACACAAGCGGCCATCCAGTCTTTTTCGTTGTCAAACTCTTTTACGCTTGGCATGTTCACCTCAAACTTAACAAAAAAACCACGAGTCCGAAAGCCCTGATTTCTCAGGTACTCGGACTCGTGGTCATTGACTCGTGGTCGGAACGGATTATCGCATTAGCCGATTGGCGTTTTACTCACCGCAAGATTGTTCATAGTCTACCACACTTTTAGAAAAACGTCATCTAACGCCCTTCTTTTCCATCGCGGACACAGATGCAAATATTGCCACCAAAAAGAAAAACACAAAGAAGCCCCACGACAACGCGTCCTGCGGAATGAGCCGGAGAACAAACATCCATCCCATCCCAAAGACGCTAACCCAACCGAGAATAGAGCAAAGTTGCGAAGTGGTCATTCTATTTCCTTTCATCGTACATTGATCGTGCGTGTTTATTTTTTATATCGCGCAATAAACCGTGCAGTTTGTTTGCGGAAATTGGCTTGGCTACATCTCTGATTGATCTGATCGAGTCAATTTTATACTCACCGGCAAGGATCGCCATTTCAATAAGGCTGTAATTTTCCGAAAGTATTGTGGAGGCGGGATTGATATTGGTAATCAACGCCAAGCCTTTCATTCTCACGTCCAATACCTGTACCAGTAAGTCGGGACGGTATTTCCGAAGAATGGCAACGATTTTATACACGTCTCCTGTCCACGATTTCGTCTCCCGCTCGCGCGACGCCCAGGCTATCTGTTCTGGCAGTACATCGTCAATGGCGATAACTGTCCCCGAATGGCCGTTCTTTTCGATGTTCATAAAATCCCTCAGGACGAATTCAGATTTGTGCATCCCGTCAATGAATGCAAAATGGACTGGATTGTCCAATAGTTGCTTTATGTTATGCGTCCGAAAGAACTCGTCGCTGGTCATTGAGAAGAACATGACCGGGGCGGTCACTGTTTCTGTGATGTCAAAGTCCGGGTCAATTACCAGGCTTTGGCACCTTGACAGGCTAAGGCTTTTACCGTGTCCGCATCCAATTTCCACATAGTTGTTTGGCGATAACTCGCCGTGAATCATTTCCAGGGCATTTAGGTAATTCACGTTTACAGCCCTTTTTCCTTAATCATATTTTACCTCAATGCTCGTCATTAATTTTTGAAATTCATAAATTGTTTTTGCAATCCCATTTACTAAATCTGGAAGTGCGTCGCTAAACGCGGCGATGGCGCGAGAAAGATTCCTCATGCCCCTGTTAAATTTCCGAATCTTTTTCTTATCGCGCCCAATATTGACGCTTCTGCGCGCCCGCATGTAATTTCTACCATGCTGATATTTTTTCATTCAAACGTCCTTTCGATTGAATTATAGCCCTTTTTCTTTTATTTGAAGTTCAATACGGCAAAATTGCCGTGTAATTTTTTGGCCGCCTCGTCATAGGCGCGAGCGGCTTCTTCGGGAGTGGGAAATGTTCCTAGATACGTTGATTTCTTTTCCGCTTGTATCATTGCTGTCCACTTTTGCCCACCGCGCCCAACGTACCAACTTTTATAGACGCCCTTGTATCCACTGGTGTTTCTAGCCATTTTCTTGCGGTTGTACTGATTTTCTGTATTGGTGCAAACCCTCAGGTTTTCTTCTCGATTATCGAGCGTGTTGTGATTAATGTGGTCTGTGTACATTCCTTTCGGAGTTCTTGCCACGACCGCGTGCATAAAAATTGTTTTTTGTTTTCCCAGCAATCTTGAAGAGTTTCGCTTGACGCGAAATGACTTTGTTTCGTTATCCCACTTAGCGCACCACTTGAAGGCATTTAGTTCATCATAATATCGCCAATCATCCACAATGGCGACCTGTCCTTGCGTTAGTTCAATTTGCTTTGTCATTTTGTTCTCCATTGAAAACCGCCCGTTCCATCCGTGCCAACGGATAAAACGAGCGGGGTTTCAAAAATATGTGGCGGTTCTGGCAAACCGAATTTGATTTATTATATCACAACCCCTTGCTTTTCAAATACTTTTGCAGAGCGCGCTCTGCCGCCAACAGCATCCCCTTGATATTGTCTGAAATAACTTTTGAAACAGTACGCCAACGACCAACGTGCATATAGGCCTGGTCGCCGTCGCCCTGTACATATTTGGCGTAGGGTACGCGATTTACTACTTTTATTTTTGCGCCAAAGCCATCAAACGACCATCCCTCCCGCAAAATATAAGTCCGCTTGTATTTCGATTGTGGTGGGGGAGGGGGATAATGTTTTAGTCCCCTGTAATTTGTAACGGTTTCTCCAACCAAAAACCAAGCGGCCTCCTGGGTCATTGGACCGCGCGCATTACGCGGCGCATCGGAGATTTTCTGCATCAGGTCTGGGGGGGTGGTACGGACTTTGGCAGATAGCATTACAAAGTCCCCGCTACAATGATATTCATAATCGAAGCATACGCATTGGGGCTCCGCCTCTGCTCAGTGGGGGACAGCGAGCAAAGACAATGCCCTCCCTTGCACTTCAACTTATCATTCGGGAAGCCCGCCGGATGAACGCCGAGTTCTTCCCATTCTTTTGCAGACATGACAATTCCGTCCAGCCCCAAACAGGTGGGACATTTTTCCAACGTGTCTCCTTCGCGCCATTGTAAATTTCCGCCCGTTTCAACGCGTATCAAAAGCACCGCGTCGTTGTACGCTGAGTTGAATTGATTCGCCCAAAGTTCCGCCCGCGACAAAAGCGGGTCAATTGAAGTACCATCCACCCTTGCGTCAACGGCGGCGCGATAAAATCCATCCACGAAACTAAACTGATTTACTATCATGCTTTCGGCGGCAGACACCAAATATGCGGGAAGCGTACCGCCCGTGCCCTCGTCATTCCATGCGGCTTGATACGCCTGATTAATCTGCCCCTGAATTAAATTTGCCATGATGTCAATGAACTCTCCCCCAATGTATCCGCCGTAAACGTCCCGAACCAGCCGTTTAATTGTCCCTAAAAAGAATTCATAAGTTTTGAAAATCCCCGTCTTTATCATATCCACGCGCACATCCGCTGGAAACTCCGCTCCTCTCGCCAACGCAAACTTAGCGGCTACTTTCAGGACGCGCAAAAGGTCGTCGGTCAAATCAACTTCTCCATAAACAGCGCCACCCACGGAAGCGCGGCGGAAAATACGCGGGTCTCGTCTCCCTTTGCCATTGTCCAGCCTGCGCCAATAAGCATAAGCGGTATCAGTCCATCCCATCGCCCCCACGCACCCGCGAGCGCGAGCAGGCAAAACAAGACGCTAATCAACACGGCGGGTTTTAGTTCCTTTAGCATGGCAATGTTTTTCTTAATCATCCACCGGTCACAGTAAAGCAGATGCTCGCCCTGAATTTTGCGGACAAGCCAAAGGACAACAAATCCAACTGCGCTTATTATA